GTCTAATACACGAGCTATACCATCCCAGAATACTATATCTAAGTGATCTTCTAAGCTATCTGCCATGTAACTTGCTATTTGTTCTATGTGTTCTGCTTCTAATTTCATGATAAATTATATCTTTGACCGTTAATAAATACTTCTACTTTGTCTTGTACTCTCGCAAGAGGATTAGATCTTTTTAGCTCGTTATACTCATCACGTGTTATAGTAACTGTATTACCTCGCCATTTATGGTCGTACATAAACTCACGTTGCTCTTTAATCTGCTCAATATTCCAGTCACAACAGCTATATAGCTTACTACCATAACGGTTTTTAAGTATATAATTAGCTAAGTAAACAAGTTGGTCATCAAAGTTACTAATAAAAGCTGCTTTACTAGTTTTGTATTTAGTGTATTTTTTGTAATAACTATTCCAATACATCTCGTTAGTCTCGTATCTTTTATTGATATACCACGGAGAACTACAGTGATCACTTACATTTCGTATGTAACCTGAGTCATAAATAGCATACTTGTACTTGTAAGTATTGCCTGTATAACTTAATTTACTAATAGGTAATTCGTAAACTGTTGTACCATTTTTCTTCTGACGACTAGTAGTTATCTCTTTGATACCCATTAGTTTAAAGAAACCAAGTGCATCGGTGCGATCTTTTATAGTCGTATCAATTTGCTTGCTAGTTATTTCACCAGCTTCATCTAAGTATCTGTTGCTCATATCTCTGCGTTATCTGTTACTATTTCACCATCTGCGTGAGACATCCACTCACAATCTGTTAACCTGTGACCTTCACCGATTAAAAAGTTTTCAATTTGCTCTGTTGAAGGATAGTCTTCTTTCATGTTTGCTACATCATATACGGTAACATTGTACTGATGCACTCGTCCTTCTGTGAAGTCTAATACTGTTATATACATAGTTTTAATTTAATTTGTTCATAGATATTATCCATGAGTGTTCGTATTTAATTTGTAAATAGTACCCGAGATGAGATTCGAACTCATAACCTACATCTTAGAAGGATGTTGCTCTATCCAGTTGAGCTACTCAGGTAAGTCGGCTATGTTACTCGTCAGTAACTCTAACTCCAGCGGAAGTTTCGTGGTTCCTAGTTGCACTTAGTTCCACCAGGGCTTAAACAAGGTGGTTCCAGACCTGCGAGTTATTTTAGCCTTATAGTTAACTCGTTCAAAGAGGCTTCATAATTTTACACGAGGCAACACCGCGCTCGCAACCTAATGAGTTAACTACTTTTATCGTAAACAAGTGCCGTAACCTTTACGACGACTTGCTTTGAATATAGCGTCAGCGGTTTCTTGGCTGACAAGTTGTATAGTATTACCGGTTTTGTGGTTAGTGATTGGTACACAGGCATATCGAGCTGTTGTCGAACAGTTTATACATGTCTTGTAGCCAAGATCTAATCTACCTTGTGGTATTACCGCTGAACATCTACATTTCATATTTTTTCGTTTATTATATTATCCACGAGTAATCGTATTTAATTTGTAATTCTAACCTCGTTAGGTGTAGTTACCACTGGTTTATGCTTTTTGTACATAGCAATAGCTAAGTCAAATTCGTTTTCACCGATAGCTTGTAACTGCTCTACAGTTTGCCATATCTGAGTAAACTCACGTAAACCCGAGTTGTAATACCTTGAATCATCAGAGTATTCATAAAACCAGTCGTGTGACTTTAATTGTGACTCTAAAATATCTAATAGTTTAGTAGTACTTATCCTGTTCTTTTTCATAAAATTGTTGTATTTCTATATTAATCCACTCATTTTCATAGTTTACTACATCAGTAGCACTAACCCACTTACCAGTTTCTTTGCAAACTAGGTACTCACCTGCGACTTGAATTACCTCGTCGTGAGTAAACTTTTTATCGCTCGTCTCTGACATAAGTATATCCTTTATAGTTAAACCATTCGTACAACCCGCCTTTATCCGAGCCATCTTCAATAATACCAAATCTACTTGGTAATTCACCGACTTTGTATGGTCGCCATTTAGTTGATATAACTGTACCAGCGAAGTCTTCCATTAGATAGATACAACTATCTTCTTTAACTGTTCTTAATAATTTCATAGTATATAATTTTTAATATTCATCTATATTATCCATAAGCGATCGTATTTGGTTTGTATAACCATTACCTTGGATAAATTCTAACATGTAGCTTAACTGAGTTTTTGACACTTCATCAGCTTCAATTAAGTCTACCATAACTTCTTTTAGCTCGTTGTAGTCCATTACTTAGTTAGTTTTTTAAGTAAAGACTGCAACTTAGCGTATTGCTTTGCACCAATATTCTTAGTGGTAACAAACCTCGAGTTAGTAATATACTCCTTAATACCAGCAGAAGTGCTGATTTGTTCTTGGTAATAAGCGTTGCGTACAAGCGCTTCTCTTTGTTTTTCTCGCTTACGAACAGCAAATTTACCTGTTCCTCTGTAGCGAAACATAATCTTCTTGTTTTCGTTTAATAATCCTCTCATATTATAGTTTTATCATAAGTTAATTTTCTAATTAATTCTACTACTAAATAGCAGAAACCCGCTAGCAATATTGCAATTCCTAGTAAAAACATCACACACTTAAATATCATAGTATCATACCTGATTCTAATGCTTTAACTTTCGCTGCTTGTAATTTAGCTCGCTTAGCTTCACACATGTGGTTATTAATAATTCTGAATGGTGATCGAGTTTCGAACTCAGTTTCCATAGTGACATCTTTGCCACAAAGTTTACAGTGTAATTGCATAATTTCTTTATTTAATAATTAGTTATTCCGTTTTGTTTTATCAACTCGTGTAACCACTTGTCGAATTCCTCTATTTCAGTCATAGTTTTAATTTTGTTGTAGCGTGAGAATCGAACTCACAGTAACCATTACTACAGTACTTGTTCATATTTGATTTACCAGTAAACAAGTAGAACTAACTGGACTTTTAGTTGTTACGCTTCAACTTCAGCACTTTCGACAACTTCGATTACTGCGTCACTTTCACGAAGTACTTTTGGTAAATTATTAGTAGCAGTGTACGACTTGTACTTTGACCAACAATTCATCGCTTCGAGAGCTGACTTCATAATATCAAACGCTTTATCGTGAGAATAAGTGATGATTTTACCGTTTTTGAAAGATACTTCTACATTGGTATCTTTACCGATTAGAGATTGACGTACTACAAATCTCTTTGATTTTAATAAATTTGCCATAATTTAGTTTTTATTTAGTTGTTTAATTAATTTCGTTACGTATATATTATCCAAACTCGTTCGTATTTAGTTTGTGTTATTCGTCAAATATTGACTTGTGTTGATTTACTTCTTTTTCAACTTCAAATAGTACATCTACTAGTTTATTTTTAAATTCATTAGCAACTGAAGATAACTCGTAGTTGTAATAGAACTCGTCGTTTTCTATAAAGTTAAGTGCTCGTATTGCTTTGCAAATATTGTCGTGAGTATTTTCTTGTACTCGAGAACAAATTAGATTTTTAGTATTTATTTTAGTCATAATAAAGTGGGTATTTTATTTAGTTAATTATTTTAGTTAGTAGTTATTCCGCCACTTGTCTACTCGTGTAATTTATCGTGAGTAATAAATACTGCGAATACACAGAAAGGAAATAGTACTGCCATTGAAGCGTCGCCAGTCGCGCCGAACATCATGATTACTAGGATAGTCATCGCGAGTGTACCCGCGAACGGAATTAAAGGTAATAGTTTTTTCATAATTATTTAGATTTAGTTCTTAGTTTAGCTGCTGCAAGATCTTTACGAGCTTCAGTCACAGCATCGATTAGCTTATTGATTTCCTTGATTCCCACAGAGACTGGAAGTCCTGGACCGTAGTATTTAATATCTTCTGACATAGTTATAGATTTAAGATTAATTTCATTTATATTATCCAACGTTAGTCGTATTAACTTTGTATAGTTAACTCACGAGCGAACGCTGGTATATTATTTGAATTAGTGTACGACTTATATTTCGCGAAACAATTCATTGACTCGAATCGAGATTTATACTTGTTATATACTTCGTCGTGATTATACGAAACTTTGACGTTTTTATTATTCACGAAAGTAATAATAGTATTAGTACCAATTAAAGATTTTCTGATAACGAATCTTTTTGTAGTAATTGAATTTGAATTTGACATAGTAAATTTATTTTTAAGTTTTATATTTATTTTGATTACGTATATATTATCCAACGATAGTCGTATTTAGTTTGTATAAAATAAATTAGTTGTATATAAAGAACTATATATATGGAAAGCGGTATATATAAAACAAAAAACAAGGGTGGCGGTGGGTGTTCAGGTTTCATTTTTGTTATTGGCGGGCGGGGGCAGGTGGGGGGGGGGCTACACTTTAATTATATATTTACAACAACAAAAACTATGACAATAGCCTATTAAGAATAACTAGTAACTAGCTAATGTCACACTTTTAAAAAAAAGAAACTTGCTGTGATTATAGTGTTAAGATCTTAATTAACTAAACAAAAAAATATCGATATGGGATTTAGAGATAAATTTATGGCAAAAAGCCCTTTCAAAGCTGGTCACATGAGCGCAGCTAAAGCGGGTAATATGAAGTCGCCAGTAAACGAAGGTAAAAAATCTGCACCTACACAAGACAGACATTCAATGGCTAAGGCTGGTAAAATGGACCCAATGGCTAACATGGGTAATTCAATGGCTAAGAAAGCAGATCCTTATGCGGAAGCGCTTAAGAAAGACTCTAAGCTACCTGAGTATATTAAACAAAGAAAAGGTTTAAAGAAAGGTACTTCCGAGTATGCTAAGGTTCAAAACAAAATTAATGCCGCTTACGGTGTTTCAAAACGTCATTCAGAAAAACCTGCAAGTACAACTACAACTAAGCCTGCAAGCGATAAAGTACAATTAAAACCTACAGTAAAAGCACCTTCAGCTGGTAAACCAGCAAATGCAGGTGGTGGCAAGAAAAAAGTTACTGCTAATATGCCAGCTGTTGAAGTTAAAGCTAAAGCAGATAAGAGAATAGATAAAAGAATAAGTAAAGCAGTTGAAAAAGGCAAAACGGAAAAAGCTGCTAGATTATCAGCTAGAGCTTCTCAACCTGGTGAGACTGGTCTTGAAAGAAGACTAAACTATAAAGGTCAAAAAGCTAGAGAAAGAAAAGCAGCAAGACAAGAAAAAAGAGCTAATAAAAACAATAATAAATAAATAAATCAATTATAAACCAAAAACAAATCAAATGACCTATTATTACTACAAAACCAGTACCGTAAATACTGGACAACCAAAAGTATCGGATGAAAAGATCAAAGAGTGGAAACACTTAGCCGATAAAAAGAACTGGAGAATAACACAATTGCCAAATGGTTACTACCAAACAGAAGTCAACAACCCAAACGATGCAGAAAAGTGGGTTGACATCACGCGTAGAGAAACTCTCGATGGAGCTGAGGCTGCTATCGATGGCAGTGTCGAACACTTTGGTAAAAAACTGGAGTTCCTTAGTGGACCGAAAGTAGTTAAAACCTTTTAATATAGCATCGACAATTTAATTTAATCTAATAAAATACCACATTATGGAATACAACTTACCAAGTGAATTGGTTAAGAGCTTAGACTTCGGTGATGAAGCTAAAAACAGAGTCATTACCGGAGTTAATAAGCTTGCACAAGCCGTGAAGTCTACATTAGGCGCGTCAGGTAGATGCGTAATTTACGAAGATGGACGAGGCAAACCGGTCATAACAAAAGACGGTGTAACCGTTGCTGAAAGCGTAGTCTTATTTGACCCGGTTGAAAACATGGGTGCTACTTTAATTAAAGAAGCTGCACGCAATACCGTAAAAGAAGCAGGTGATGGTACAACTACCGCCACTGTTTTAGCAGAAGCGCTAATAAAATCTATAAATTCTGCCGTCGCTGCAGGGTTATCAATCAGAGAAATTAAAGATGGAGTCAATAAATGCCAAGAAGAGGTAATAAACTACCTAAATTCGCTGTCATTAGACGTACATGGCGACATGTTGCAGTCTGTAGCAGCTATATCTTGCAATAATGACGCAGAATTAGGTAAAATTATTGCTGAAGCTTACGAAAAAGTAGGTAAACACGGTGTTGTCTTGATGGAAGAGAGTGAATCAGAAGATACTTACGTAGAAATAGTAGATGGTGCGCAAGTAGACTGCGGTCTTACGTCACCTCACTTTGTAACTAACACAGATAAGCATACATGTGAGCTAGACAACCCATATATCTTAACAGTATCTTCAGAAATACCTAATATACGTAAGATACAAAACGTGTTAGAGCATGTTATAAAGTCTAACCGTGCGTTACTTATAGTAGCACCAGTAGCACAGCAGGTTAAATCTGCATTACTTATGAATAAAGTTAAGGGTAACATTAAAGTAAACATAGTTGATCCACCTGGTTTTGGTCCTACACGTAAAGATGCTATGGAAGATTTAGCTATAATAACTAGTAGTGTTGTAATAAACGAAGAGCTAGGTGATGACTTAGATCTTATAACACCAGATGTTTTAGGTGAGGTTGATTTTGCTGTAACAGATGATAAAGCTACTACTATAACTATAGAAGGTCCTAACAAAGATATACTAGAACGTATTGTAGAAGTTAAAAATAAAATAGCTGAAGAGAAAAACGGTTTTATTAAAAGAAAGCTAGAAGACAGACTAGCTACTTTATCTGGTAGCGTTGGTATTATACGGGTAGGTGCTGACTCTAAGGTTGAGCTTAAAGAAAAGAAAGATCGTGTTGAAGATGCTATATACGCTACTAAAGCTGCTATACAAGAAGGTATTGTACCAGGCGGCGGTGTTGCACTGCTAAACGCATCAGAAAAAATTTTAACCAGCGAGGCTGGTGACGTACTACTACAAGCTATAAGATCACCGTATGATACTATATTAGAAAACGCAGGGCATACAGATACTAGAAAGTGCGACACCGACTGCGAAGGTATGTGCGATGTAGGTATAGGTGTAGATGCTATAACAGGTGAGTGTGTTAATATGGTTGAATCTGGTATTATAGATCCAGTGCTTGTAACTAAGACTGCATTGAAAAACGCTGTGTCCGTAGCACTTACTATTATGTCAGCTGATTGTGTAATCTCAAATGTACGTATCAATGAAGGCAGTTAATGATTATATAGTTGTAGAAAAGATTAAAGAACAGAAGACTACATCAGGTGGTCTTCTACTTACAGACGACACTGATACTGACAACAGGTACAAGAAAGCTAAAGTTGTATCTGTAGGTAATCTAGCTGAGTTAATAAAAGTTGATAGTGTAGTTATGTATGATATGCATGCTGGTCATGACATAGATTACGATGGTATTATGTATAGAGTAATAAAACTTAGAGATATAGTATTAGTAGATGAGGATAACAGCTGATGACATAAAACAAATACAACTATTTAAATACTATAGAATAGTACGTAAGTGGATATGCAGGGCTAATAAGATCAACGATGCTGATCTAGAGTTATTAATATATTTAAATTGTTTAAACAGATTTACTAGGGACGAATTTATTAACGGCGTGTATGCTTACTCTTGGGATAAGCACCGATGGGAAAGACTACGTAGAGACGGCTGGATAGATGTGTGGCGAGAGAGAAACCGTACAACAATGAAGTATGCAATTTACAAAACGTCATTTAAGTGTAATCATATGATAAATAGGATATATAGAATTTTGCTTGGCGAAGAAGATATACCTGTTACAATTAAAAACCCTTATTACAACAATAAGTCTTACACAGACAAGGTTATGAATAAGGCTATTGATGATATGATTAAAGACAAAGACAGATGACAAACAAAGCGCCTATATTAAGAAAAAACTTAGAAAAAGGTATATCAGCTGAAGCTAACCTAGATGGTACTATATTTATAGATAAGTCTGTAAAGAAAGGTAGTGATAAAGAAAGATCTATTATAGCGCACGAAGAGCATCACTTAAAACAATTTAAAGCAGGTGAGCTTCATTACAACGACTTTACTGTAGTATGGCAAGGCGAGACTTACAAGAGAAAAGACGGTATGATAGAGTATAACGGTAAGTTCTACCCTGAAGGCCATAGTGTATTTCCTTGGGAGCAAGAGGCTGAAGCTGCTGAACATCCATATTGTATGGCTTGCTTTGATACTAGTGAGCTTAAAAAAATAAAGCCACCTAAAGATAATTCATTTGACACTACACAAGAGATTAAAGAGTTGCAAAGAATTATTACAGACAAAAGTTTTGTGCTAAAGCATGACGATATGCCTAAAGCTTTCGCTAGAGTAGCAAAAAAGAAAAACGTAAAAGATTTTGATAAAGACTTATCACAGCTATTAATTGATAAGTCTGGTGAACTAATAACAGATTTAAAGAATTACTTTAATAGACCTAGGCCTAAAGTATTAGCAGATAAAATGAATTTAAAGCTAGATGTTGTAGATTTAGTTTCAGCTAAGTCAATGTCATATCCATCTGGTCACTCAGCTCAGGCTTTTTTAATAGCTAAGATACTTGGAGATAAATATCCAAAAGCTAGAGAAGCTTTTAAAGACTTAGCTAAAAAAATATCTTACAGCCGTAGAGTAGCTCACGTTCATTACAAGAGTGACAGCAAGTTTGGTGAGATGATAGGTAATGCTTTATATATTTATATTAAAAACAAAACATAATGAGCTTACTAAAGAAAGTGTTATCAAGTGGCGCTAGTAAACTTATAAAAGATGTTGGTGGAGTTTTAGACAACCTTACTACATCTAAAGAAGAAAAGTTAGCTGCTGAGCAAAAGATTAAAGAATTAATATCTAGCCATGAGCTAGAAATGCAAAAGCAGGTAACTAACCGCTGGGAAGCAGATATGAACTCTGATTCTTGGTTATCAAAGAACGTTAGACCACTAGTACTTATATTTTTAGTTGTATCAACAGTATTAATGATATTCATTGACGCTGGTGCTATATCTTTTAATGTAGAGCAAAAGTGGACTGACTTATTACAATTAGTATTAATAACCGTGATCGGTGCATACTTTGGTGGTCGATCATTAGAAAAAACTAAAATTAAATAAAATGGCAACAAAGAAAGAAAAAGTAGTAGACTTAAAGCCTAAGGCTAGTAAAGTTACAGAAGAAGAATTAAAAAACTTACAAGAAGTAGTTTCTAATATAAACAACTTGCAAAGTGAGATAGGTAGAGTAGAAGCTCAAAAGCATGGCTACTTACATCAGTTAGCTGTAGTTAGAGATAAAGCTACGCTTTTACAAGGTGATTTAGAAAAAACTTATGGAACTGCTAACGTTAATATTAACGACGGCTCTATACAATATCCTGAAGATGGAGAATCACGTAATTAGAAAGATCACTATAGGTAAAGACTATAAGAACGATGCAATGCATTATGCTGTTGGTCAAGACGTCTATGGTGGTCATACGATATGTGATATATTAGAGGAAGAACAGAAGTACTCTATTTATATTAGAAAGCAAGATGTAGTTATACCGTGGAAAGACTTTAATAAAAACATGGCTATATCTGTTGAGTATGATCTCAACTATTAATGAAGCCTGTATACAACTTTGTAATAAAGCCTGACGGTGAAAGATATAACAACTCTACTAAAGTAGACGGTAAAGATTTAATATTAAACACGGAAATATTTAATCATCAGTATGTTAACCGAGAAGGCGTTATTATCTCTTCTCCTATTTATAATCCTCATAATTTACAAGAGCAAGAAAAAGTACTAGTACACCATAATGTATTTAGAAGGTGGTACAATGTTAAAGGTATTGAAAAAAACTCTAGAGGTTATTTAGAAGAAGATCAGTATTTAGTTTCTGAAGAACAAGTGTTCATGTATTACAGAGATAATACGTGGAATGCTATGCCTGGTTTTACTTTTGTTAAACCTTTAAAATCAAAAGAAGAGTATAGCTTAGAGAAAGAAAGACCTTTGGTTGGTATTGTTAAATACTCTGATGGTACATTTTTACCTACGCAGCTAGTAGGTTTTAGACCTAGTAGCGAATATGAGTTTATTGTAGATGGTGAAAGGTTATATAGAGTTATGAATAATTTTATTACAATTGAATATGAATACAAAGGAGACGAAGAAGAATATAATCCAAGCTGGGCGCAAAGCAGTTGAGGAGCTTATTAAGGTAGCTGAAGAACCTATTGTAGATTCTGATGATGATATATCTGCTGATAGACTTAAAAATGCTGCAGCTACAAAGAAGTTAGCTATATTCGACGCTTTTGAAATACTAACTCGTATTGAAGACGAGCAGCGGATATTAAATGATTTAGATAAACCACAGGGTGCTAAACCTAAGTTTCAAGGTTTTGCAGAAGGTAGAAGTAAATAATGTACGAACAATCATTATATAAAGTAGTAGAGCCAGTAAAGCTAACCACTATCAACAGGCTTAATAAAGGTAAGAAGTGGGAATATGGCTATGACAAACAAAGCGATGTTGTAGTTATATCTAAGTCTGGTCAAATAGGTGATATAATACAGATACAAGGTTTAAACATAGCTCTGCCTAAACCTCCTAAAGATGTATATAAATGCTCTAGTAAAAAGTCAGAACAGAAGTGGTGTAAGTTTAAAACACCAGATGCTTTTTCTAAAATAAAAACTAGGTTTGACTGGGAGGGGTATCCTAAAGATTTTAAAGAAAAGTACTACAGCTATATAGATCAAGAGTTTAATAGAAGGGATAACGGTTTTTGGTTTACAAACCATGGTAAGCCTACATATCTACCTGGTAGCTACTATATGTATTTACAATGGAGTAAAATAGATGTAGGTGCTCCAGACTTTAGAGAAGCAAATAGGTTGTTTTTTATATTCTGGGAAGCCTGCAAAGCAGACAGACGTTGCTATGGTATGTGTTATTTAAAGAATAGACGATCTGGTTTTTCGTTTATGAGTTCGGCTGAAACCGTTAACTTAGCCACGTTAGCAAGTGATAGTAGATTTGGGGTGTTGTCTAAAAGTGGAGCTGACGCGAAGAAAATGTTTACGGATAAGATAGTACCTATAAGTATTAACTATCCGTTTTTCTTTAAGCCTATACAAGACGGTATGGATCGTCCAAAGTCTGAGCTTGCTTATCGTATACCAGCTAAAAAGTTTACGCGTCGTAAGATGCGTGAGAACGAGGTTGAAGATGATATGCAAGGACTAGACACTACTATTGACTGGAAGAATACTGGCGATAACAGCTATGATGGTGAAAAGCTAGCGCTACTAGTACACGATGAAAGCGGTAAGTGGGAAAAGCCTGATAATATACAAAACAACTGGCGAGTAACTAAAACTTGTTTAAGGTTAGGTGGTAGAATAGTAGGTAAGTGTATGATGGGATCGACATCAAACTCTTTAGACAAAGGTGGCGATAATTTTAAAAAGCTTTACAATGACTCAAATGTCTCGAAGAGAAATAGAAATGGCCAAACAAAGTCTGGTTTATATTCTTTGTTTATCCCAATGGAGTGGAACTATGAAGGTTTTATTGATGAGTTCGGACTTCCGGTTTTTGATACACCAAGTAATGATGTTCGAGGGCCGCATGGTGAATTAATAGATATAGGTGTTGTTGATTATTGGAACAACGAAGTTGAAGGTTTAAAAGAAGATCAAGATGCACTTAATGAATTTTACAGACAGTTTCCTAGAACAGAAGAGCACGCATTCAGAGATGAAACGAAAAACTCTTTATTTAATCTTGTTAAAATCTACGAGCAAGTTGATTACAATGAAGGAAATAGAAATTCATCTGTATTAACTGTAGGTAACTTTCAATGGGTTAACGGTGTTAAAGACACGCAAGTAGTTTTTAATCCAGATCCTAATGGTAGATTTAAAGTTAGTTGGGTACCTAACGGTAACATGCAGAATAACGTAATATTAAAAAATGGAATTAAATATCCTGGCAATGAACACGTTGGAGCTTTCGGGTGCGATAGTTACGACATTAGCGGCACTGTTGATAATAAAGGGTCTAAAGGAGCGCTGCACGGACTAACTAAGTTTAGTATGGAAGATGCTCCAGCTAACACTTTCTTTTTAGAATATATAGCTAGACCACAGACCGCTGAGATATTTTTTGAAGATGTGCTAATGTCTTTAGTATTTTACGGTATGCCAATACTTGCAGAGAACAATAAACCTAGATTACTATACTATTTAAGACGTAGAGGTTACAGAGGGTTTAGTATGAACAGGCCTGACAAGATATGGAACAAGCTTTCTGTTACAGAAAAAGAAGTTGGTGGTATGCCAAACTCTAGTGAAGATATAAAGCAAGCTCACGCTGCTGCTATTGAAATGTATATTAATGATCACATAGGTTTGCTTCAAGATGGTACATATGGTACTATGTATTTTAATGAAACATTAAATGACTGGAGTAAGTTTGATATAAACAAAAGAACTAAGCACGATGCTTCTATTAGTAGCGGCTTAGCTGTGATGGCTTGTAATAGACATTTATATAGACCAAACCCAGAAACTAAAAGACAACCATTAGGTATTAGTATATCTAAATATAGTAATAAAGGAATATCATCTAAAATAATAAAACAATAAATTATGGCGTACGCGAGTGGCTCTGATTACTTTCCTTCTCAAGCGGTTAGTGATTTAGAAAAAATGACGCAAGAATATGGTCTTAAGGTTGCTAGAGCTATACAGTCAGAGTGGTTTGGCGGTAAGACTTCTCGTTATCAAGAAGGTTATAGTCAACGTAGTAGATATGGTAACTCTGTAAATAACTTTCACAACTTAAGACTTTATGCTAGAGGTGAGCAGTCTATAGAAAAGTATAAAAACGAGTTATCTATAAATGGTGACTTAAGCTACTTAAACTTAGACTGGAAGCCTGTGCCTATAATACCTAAATTCGTAGACATTGTAGTTAACGGTATGTCTCAGAGAAATTACGAGATAAGCGCTTTTTCTCAAGATCCTAGTGGCGTAAGTAAAAGAACTAAGTATATGGAGTCTATGCTTAAAGACATTAGATCTAAAGACTATAATGATTTAGTACAGAAAGAGTTTGGTATTAACGCATATGAGAACGATAAAGAAAAAGTACCAGAGACTACAGAAGAGTTAGAACTACATATGCAGCTTGATTACAAGCAAGCAATTGAACTTGCGCAAGAACAAGCTGTAAACACGTTAATGGAAGGTTGTGACTATGATTTAATTAAGCGAAGGTGTTTATATGATTTAGTTACTATAGGTATAGGTGCTACTAAAACTAACTTTAATTATAGCGATGGAGCTAAGGTAGAATATGTAGATCCAGCTAACTTAGTTTATTCTTACACTAACTCACCGTATTTTGAAGATGTGTATTATATAAGTGAAGTTAAAACAATGCCTATAAATGAACTAGTCAAAGAGTTTCCAAACTTAACTGAATCACAGATTTCTGAGATACTTAAAAAATCACCTTCATACGTAGAATCAACAGTAAGGCAAAGAAGTAATGAGGTTACGGTTTTATACTTTAACTTTAAAACAAATGCTAATGATGTTTATAAAATTAAAAAGACTGGCACAGGTGCTGACAAGGTTATAAAGAAAGACGATACGTTTAACCCTCCTGAAGATATGGATGGAGATTTTTCTAGACTAGACAGAGTTGTAGAAGTAATGTATGAAGGCGCTTTAGTTTTAGGTACAGACAAGTTGCTAAAGTGGGAGATGGCTTCAAATATGATGAGATCTAAGTCTGACTTTGGTAAAATTAAAATGAATTACAATATTGTTGCACCTAGGATGTACGACGGTAGAATACAGTCTCTTGTTAGTAGAATAACTGGTTTTGCAGATACTATACAATTAACACATTTAAAGATTCAGCAAGTAATGAATCGCATGGTTCCTGACGGTGTATACTTAGATGCTGATGGTTTAGCTGAAATAGATTTAGGTAACGGTACGAACTATAATCCACAAGAGGCTTTAAACATGTTCTTTCAGACTGGTTCTGTTATTGGTAGATCATTTACTTCAGAAGGTAATCCTAATCCAGGTAAAGTACCAATACAACAAATACAAAACGGTAGCGGTAGTAATAAGCTTCAAACTTTAATAACTACTTACAACTACTACTTACAAATGATACGCGATGTAACCGGGCTTAATGAAGCTAGAGATGGTAGTTTACCAGATAAAAATGCCTTAGTTGGTGTACAAAAACTAGCTGCAGCAAATAGCAATACTGCCACTAGACATATATTACAATCAATGCTTTTTTTAACAGCTGAAGCCGCAGAGTGTTTATCACTTAGAATATCTGATATTGTAGAATACTCACCAACTAAAGAAGCTTTCATAAAGGCTATAGGTGCTCACAATGTGGCTACAGTTGAAGAGTTGAAAGAACTTCATCTTTATGACTTTGGTATATTCATAGAGCTAACACCTGACGAAGAAGAAAAAGCAATGCTTGAAAATAACATTCAAGTAGCTCTTGGTCAAGGTTTAATAGATCTTGATGACGCTATAGATATTAGAGAGGTACGTAATATAAAACTTGCTAATCAACTTTTAAAAGTTAAAAAGAAAAAGAAGAAAGACAGAGACCAGCAAGAAAAACAACAAAACATAAAAGCACAGTCTCAAGCTAATCAACAAGCTCAACAAGCTGCAGCTCAAATTGAAATACAAAAAGATCAAGCTAAAGGTCAAACTCAAATGCAATTAGAAGAAGCTAAAAGTAGATTTAAAGCAGAATACTTACAGCAAGAAGCGCAGGTAAAGAAAGATTTAATGAAGCTAGAGTTTGAGTTTAATTCTAGACTGCAATCAGGCGAAAGATCTGTTAAAAGTCAGCAAGAATCTATGAGAGAAGATCGCAAAGATCAACGCGTAGACAGGCAAGTAGAAAATCAACAAGCAGTAAAAGAGGGTAAACCGATTAAAAAGTTTGAATCATCAGGTAATGATATAGTAACAGGTGGAGTAGGTTTAGATATGTAATCCACTATTTTTTAATATTTTATATAATTTTATTATGCAAGAAGAAATTAACGATGCAGTTGAAGACACTGTAGATCAACCAGTAGAAAACACTATTGATGAATCTAAATTCCAGAGCGCTGGAGATGATAGCGTTATTAAAATAGACCTAGATAAAGTACAACAACCAAATGAAACTCAAGAAACAGAAGCTGACCCAGCAAGAGTGGTGGGAAGCGATGAAAACCCCGGAGCCACAGAAGAACAAGAAGAAGTACAGCCGGAAGCAGAAGTACAGGAAGCAGAGCTACCAGTATTAGAAGAGGTAACTGAACAAGAAGTTCAAGCTCAAGTTAATCAAGTAGAAGAAATAGTTGAAGAAGCAGTAGCCGAAGCTGAAGCCACAGGTAAACCTCTACCAGAGAATATTCAGAAGTTAATAGACTTTATGGATGACACAGGTGGTGATTTAGAAGACTATGTTAGATTAAATACTGACATTAGCAAGTTAGATACAACTGATGTTCTTGATGAGTATTATAAGCAAACAAAACCACACCTATCGCAAGATGAGCGAAGCTTTTTGTTAGAAGAAAAGTTTAGTTATGATGAAGATGTAGAAGAAGATAGAGATGTTAAAAGAAAAAAGATAGCACTAAAAGAAGAAGCTGCACAAGCTCGCAAGTATTTAGAAAATCAAAAAAGTACTTACTACGAAGAAATTAAAGCTGGCAGTAAACTCACTGAAGAACAACAGAAAGCAGTAGACTTCTTTAATAGATATAACAAAGACTCTAAAGCTCAAAAAGAAGCTACAGAGCGAAGTACAAAAGCATTCAGACAGAGAACAGATGCTGTCTTTAACAACGAGTTCAAAGGTTTTGATTTCAATGTTGGAGACAAAAAGTATCGTTACAATGTTAAGAATACCGATGAGGTTAAAACAACACAAAGCGATTTAAACAATTTTGTCAATAAGTTTATTGGTGAAGATAACACAATTAAAGATGCTAAAGGTTATCATAAATCTCTATTTACAGCGATGAACCCAGATGCTATCGCTAAACACTTTTACGAACAAGGTAAAGCTGATGCTATAAAGCAAAGCGTTGCCCAAGCTAAAAACGTTAATACAGGGGCGAGGTCGTCTCACGGAGAAGTTAACGCTGGAGGAATAAAAGTAAGAGTGCTTGGTGAAGATTCTAGTTCATTAAAATTCAAAATTAAAAATAAACGCTAATTTAAAAATTTAAAATTATGGCAATTACAGGTGCAACTAATACGGTGCCATCGGCTGTACAACAGGCGACGGCTTCGAATTACTTAGACTTATCCGGCTCAGGCGGGTGGGGTCAACAATACGTGCCAGACTTGATGGAAAAAGAAGCTGAAGTGTTCGGTAACAGAACTATTTCAGGTTTCTTATCTCAAGTAGGTGCTGAAGAGGCAATGACTGCTGATCAAGTTATTTGGTCAGAGCAAGGTAGATTACATTTATCTTACACTGGTAAGATCGCTACTAACGATGGTACTGGTGGATCAGGACCTGCTGGTGCTGATGCTGGTACTGGTGCTACCACTAAAGTAACTATTCAAAAAGATATTGATGGTTTAGTTAAAGGAACAGATCACGGTATTCGTGTTAATGATACTGTTATTATAGCTAACGCTGCTGGTGTTCACAAATGTTTAGTTGTTACAGCTGCGGCAAGTACAGCTACTATTGATGTGCTTCCTTACGGATCTGCAAACATAGCAGATTCTAACGATAATGATTCTTGTACTATTTTAGTATATGGATCTGAATATGGTAAAGGTACTAAATATATGGTTGGTGGTACTTCTACTGCTGAGCAAGATTCTAGAGGTGCTAACGAGCCATCTTTCAAGACTTTTTCAAACAAACCAATTATAATGAAAGATTACTACGAAGTATCTGGATCAGATGCATCTCGTATTGGTTGGATTGAAATTACTTCTGAGCAAGGTGCTTCAGGTTACTTATGGTACTTAAAAGCTGAGTCTGATACTAGAGCAAGATTTACAGATTACTTAGAAATGTCTATGCTTGAAGCTGAAAAAGTAACAGCGTCAAGTTCATTAATTGACGGTTCTCATATACTGCCTGGATCTGTAGCTACTGAAAACAATTCAGGTACTGAAGGTTTATTTGCTGCTATTGAAGCTAGAGGTAATGTTTCTTCTGGTATTTCAGGTGTTAATGCTGCTACTGATTTAGCTGAGTTTGATGCTATGCTAGCAGAGTTTGACAAGCAAGGTGCTATTGAAGAAAACATGATGTTTGTAAACAGAGCTTCTTCTTTAGCTATTGACGATATGTTAGCTTCTATGAACTCGTACGGCGCTGGTGGTACTTCTTATGGAGTATTTGAAAACGATGAAGATATGGCTTTAAATTTAGGTTTCTCTGGATTCAGAAGAGGTTCTTACGACTTCTACAAATCTGACTTTAGATACTTAAATGACCATGCTACTCGTGGATCAATTAATGCTGCTAATGCTGCTAACGCTATTAGAGGTGTTGTTATACCTGCAGGTACTTCTACAGTGTATGACCAGTCTTTAGGTAAAAACTTAAAGCGTCCTTTCTTACACGTGCGTTACAGAGCTTCTCAAACTGATGATAGAAGAATGAAGACTTGGACTACTGGTTCAGTTGGAGCTGCTACATCTGCTTTAGATGCAATGCAAATTCACATGCTTACTGAACGATGTTTAGTTGTTCAAGGAGCAAACAACTTCTTATTAATGAAGTAATTTATATTTAGATCGAGGCTTCGGCCTCGGTCTTATTTTTTAATTTTTATTATATTATATTATGGCTAAAAAGAAAACAACAACCGATAAAGCGGTTGAACAAGTAGTGGAGCAAACTGTAGAAACTGTAGTTGCACCACCAAAACAAGTAATTCAAAAAGAAGCTAAACTTTCTTGGGAGATAAAAGATAGGATGTATTACTTGAAAGGAGGTAAAAAGCCTGTTTCAAGATCTATAAAAGCTGCTAACATATACTATTTTGATGAATCAAAAGGTTACGAAAGAGAACTTAAGTATTGTCAAAATCAAAAAACCTGTTTTGTAGACGAAATGAAAGGTGATCAAAGATTAGAGCATATAATTTTTAGATCTGGAAGCTTATACGTGCCTAAAGAAAAAACTGTATTACAAAAGTTATTATCTTTTTACCACCCACATAAAGATCAATTATACTACGAGCATAAACCAGTTGAAGTTGCAGAGTCTCAACTTGATTGGTTAGAGTTTGAAATCGAAGCTTTAAACGCTGCTAAAAATATAGATATAGATTTAGCTGAAGCAGTTATGAGAGTCGAAGTAGGTTCTAAAGTTTCAGAAATGAGTTCTAAAGAACTTAGAAGAGATTTGTTGCTTTACGCTAAACGAAACCCTAAATTATTTTTAGAGTTAGTTAACGATGACAATGTTCAACTAAGAAACTTTGGTATTAAAGCGGCTGAACTAAACATTATAAAGTTATCACAAGATCAACGCTACTTTATGTGGGGATCTAACGATAGAAAACTTATGACAGTTCCGTTTGACGAACACCCGTACTCCGCACTTGCACAGTGGTTTAAAACTGATGAAGGTATGGAAGTATATACTAATATTGAGAAGCGGTTATCATAACCGTTTCTTTTAATACTAAATAAGCACAAACCTTAATCCTTAAACTTTAAACCTTAATTCATAAACAATTATTTATTAATCCATTAAAAAAGAAAACATGGAAAGATTTTTGTATTTTGCGGTAGCTGCTGATAATGCAGCTGCGTATCCAGTGTCTGCTCTTAGAGGTATTGACACAGCAGCGGGGTTTGTTTATTTATACTTTACTCCTCAAAGAATTACTGATGTTGCTGCTACTGACAACGTTGATAGAGTTAAATTAGCGTGCGGTGCTGATGAAAAAGCAGCTGTACAAGCTGTGGTTGACGCAGCGGCAGCTACTGGTTCTATGAAAGAACCACTTGTTACTATTGCTGACGGTGAAAACTCTGTATATATCGGAGGTGGTATTACAGCTTGTTCAGAAATTCTTTACGCAGTTTAACATTAAGTTGAATTAATATTAATAGCCATCCTTGCGGGTGGCTATTTTTTTTTAGGGTAATAAAATACTCTAATATGTAATACTCTATTTATAGAAAAGTAAATAATAAAATAACAAATTATGGCAAGTATATACGGAGGCTCTGGCAATGAGCTATTCTACCACGGTAGCGGACATTTAAAAACAGCAGCTAGAGATCTTGTGCCGCCTCACGGTAAAGTTATAGTGGCAATACAGGTTTTAAACACAGCAGTTTTTTTTAGTAAACTAGTAGCTGATACTAGTGGTGCTTCAAATGTAGTAGATCAAACTAGCCCAGTGGATACTAGAGGAGATGGTATTGCTTATTTTGGAACTGAAGCTCAAACTAGAGCTAACGGTTTAGATCAATCAAACAGCTCAGTTGAAAGTGAAGTTGTAGCTGATACTGTAGGATTTCCAGCTGGTATAACTGTTTATGGTAGATGGACTAGAGTTTCACTAGAATCTAACTCTGTTCATGGTATAATAGTTTACTACGGTCCTCAATAATGGAAATATTTAAAAACGATAATAACTGGAACGAAAAAGCTGTGGTAGGTTTTATAGCGTTTGCAGTTATGTGTTTAATAATGGTTGCTGACCTAGCCACTGGCTGGGTAGGTCAAGATTTAATAATAAACGAATACGTATACAACTCGTTTGTTTGGGTTGTACTTGGTTGCTTCGGTATATCAGGCGTAGAGAAGTTTGCTAAAAAATAAGTTATGGCTTTTAAAATGTCTCATCCTATGAAGAAAGCATCACCTGCTAAACTTAAATTATCTGCTAGCTGTAAAGCTGCTGCAAGAAAAAAGTTTAAAGTTTACCCTAGTGCGTATGCTAATATGTGGGCTTCTAAAACACAGAAAGCAGGTAAGTGCTAATGAGTTTTAAGTTAAGAAATAAACAAATAAAAGGTGTTATTAGCCAGCTTAGAAAAGCTAGTAATGCTCACGCTAAACAAGCTGATAAGCTGCAGAGTATAGTAGACTCTTCACCTATTAATAAAAAGATGGGTAAGTTTCAACACTCTGATGCGCCTGATGCTAAAGGTAAGTTTAAAGAACTTTCACCATCTGCTCTTGCTAGCTGGATGATTAAGTCTCGTAAAGGTAACTTATCAAAAATAATTAGTAGTTTAAATCAACAAGTTGTTTTTAACAGAGGTAAAAATCTTAGCTATGCTAGTAAAATGAAAACTGTTATGAACATAGTTAGAAAACGATTAGGTAAAAAAGATGAGTAGGAAAGATCCTTTAGTTGGTACAGGTAAAAAACCTAAAGGTAGTGGCAGAAGATTATACACAGATGAAAACCCTAAAGATACTGTATCTATAAAATTCGCTACAGTTGCTGACGCTAGAAAAACAATAGCTAAAGTAAAAAACATAAACAAACCATACGCTAGGAAAATCCAAATACTTACCGTGTTAGAACAAAGAGCTAAAGTTATGGGTAAGATGGAACAAGCTAGATTAGCTAAAGAAGCTAAAGAACAATTAAAAAAAGAACATGGCGTACGTTCAAAAAAATCATCCTAATAAGTTAAGATCGTCTATTAAAAAAGTTAAAGGCGGTGGTACTAGAAAAGTATGCTTACCTAAAGCTAAAATAGATAGTATGTCTAAAGAAGAAAGACAAAAAGTTATTAACGCTAAACGAGCAGCGGCTAGTAGAGGTGAATACAGAAGAAGTGGTAGTAGCAATGTTTCTGGTACAGGTAGTAAAAACTTAAAAGACTGGGTTAAACAAGACTGGCGACAAGTTGGTAATCCAGAAAAAAAGTGTGGAGAAAAGTAATGGCATATATACAGAAAAATAATCCATGTAAAAAACTTAGAAAAACTACTAGAGGTAAAGGTAGACATTTTCTTAGTGCTAAAGAAGGTGCTGGTATGACTGCTGCTGGTAGAGCTGCTTATAACAAAGAGACCGGTGGTAACTTAAGAGCTCCGCAACCTGGTGGTGGATCAAGAAAAAAATCTTACTGCGCTAGATCTTTAGGTCAAATGAAAAAGCACAATATAGATTGTAAAAAAACCCCTAAAAAAAGACTATGTGCTGCACGTCGCAGATGGAAATGTTAACACAAATAATTCAATGAAAAAAACGATTTACCTTTTACTACTTTTTACTACAACTTCTTTAGCTCAAAATGCTACACTTGACTGCAATGGTAACGACGTTACTGGTGTTGAAACTTGGATAGGCGATGGTTTTTGTGATGACGGTGCTTACTCATGGAACGGTTACGACGTTTACTTCAACTGCCCTGCGTTTAACTTTGATGACGGTGATTGCCCACTACCTATACTAGACACTGTATTTGGTTGCATGAATTTTATGGCTTTAAACTTTGTACCTGAAGCAAACTTTGAAGACGGATCGTGCGACATGCCAATTATAGGTTGTATGGATCCTGAAGCTATAAACTATAATCCTTTAGCAGAAGTTGACAATGGCGGATGTGCTAACACACAATGTCAAGACGGTGAAGCTAAAATGCTTTTTGAAGTAACACTAGATCAATACCCAAGTGAGACAGGCTGGATCCTCACAGACATATCAAATGGTCAACCAGTAGAAAGCGTACAAGCTGGAGAATATTCTTACGACCAAGCAAACACAACAATACCTTATCAGTTATGTGTACCTGAAACAGGAGTTGAACTTATACTAAGTGATACTTACGGTGATGGTATGGTCGGATCTATGAGTAATGATAACGACGACGGTGGCTTTGTTATACTCGCAGACTTAGAACCTTGCGGTAGCCCTGATGTTATATGGGAGCTAGAAGATGCAAACTTTGGTAGTGCGGCTTACTCAGGCGCAATATGGATAGAGCATTGTGATATACCAGTAGAGTATGGCTGTATGGATAACAGCTATGTAGAGTTTAATCCTTTTGCGCAAGTAGATACTGGTAGTTGTATAACACCTCATATTGTAGGTTGTATAAACTGGAACTCTTTTAACTATGATTCACTAGCTACGCTTAATGAAATAATACCTATATGTGAATACAGGTTAGTATTAAACGATAGTGGTGGCGATGGCTGGGGTGATTCACATTTAGTTATTACACAAGGCGACAGTATAATCGGTGTATATACGTTAGGACCTGGTATATACGAAGATGTTAAATGGTTATATCTTAGAACAGATATACCGATTGAAATAAAATACTTTGAAGTAGGGCCACCACAAGTACCACAAGAAGAATTAGAGTTTCAAACTATGCACAACTCTTTCTTTCTGTTCAACGATGCCTTAAGCTTATTAATATCAGGTGGTGCAAACCCTTTTGCGCTAAACGGTGCTGGTGCACTTCAACCTTTTGAGCCTCCGTTCTGGCACGTATATACTGCTTTACCTTACTGTGGTGATTACTGTATAGATGTAGTAGAAGGATGTATGGATGAAGACGCATTAAACTATAACGCTAATGCTAACACCGATAGCGGTGACTGTATTGAAACTGTTTACGGATGTACAAATGAGTTAGCTTTTAATTATGATTCTTTAGCTAACGTAGACGACGAGGGTTGTATACCTGTAGTTGTTGGCTGTATGGATGTCGTAGCTTGGAACTACAATGGCTTAGCTAATACATCGGATGGATCTTGCTTGTACTTTGGTTGTATGGACCCTGAAGCAGACAACTACGATCCAAGTGCTAACGTTGATAACGGTGGTTGTTTTACAACAGTATTGGGTTGTACAGATCCAGAAGCTTTCAATTACAACGCTGAGGCTAACACAGATGACTTCTCTTGCATTGAAATACTTTATGGATGTGTAGACTCATTAGCGTTTAATTATGATCCTCTAGCAAACACTAGTAACGATAATTGTTTAGAAGTTATAGAGGGTTGTATGGATAACGAAGCTTACAACTATGATGAATTTGCTAATACAGAAAGTTATAGTTGTTTATACGATGCAGGTTGTACTGACGGTCCTGGTATTCCTTACTGGTTAAATGATACGTGCTACGCTTGGGTAATAATGGTAGATCCTTACTGTTGTGATAATAGTTGGGATGAAAAGTGTCAGCAGTTATACTGGAGGTGTAACGATGATTCTGAGCTTGATGTTAGAGACTTAATGAGAAGTAACGGTGTAGCTTTATATCCTGTACCTGTTGATGATTACTTAAACATACTTACTAAAAGTAAAGTAGCTATAGAGGTTTACGATATGACTGGTAGATTAGTAATAAAAGTAAAACCAAGTCAAACTCATAAAGGTTTAAACATATTAGATATGAGTTTATTAGAGTCAGGTGTTTATAGTTTTACAATAAGATACCAAGGTACAACAGCAACTAAAAAAGTTATTAAGAGATGATGAAGTTTGTTAAAAGTTTTGTACTAGAGTTTTTAGTTAGTATAGGTCTTGTTATAATATTTTCTCTTATATTAATAGGATTATCAAAATCTTGTCGCGCTCAAGGTTTAAATAGTATATTTAAATACTCTACATTTTACGCAGCGGTAAACGGTGGCACATCACTAGGTGATGATCAGATCTTCTCTATATCTTCAGGTTTACTAGAGCAACAGTTAATTGAAACGCCGTTTGATTACTCTATGTCTGTTGGTATTAGAAAAATAAAACGATTTGGATATGAGAACAGAGCCAACACTTTTTATAATGGTACAGAAAATTCTTACTCTGATGCCGCGACAATCGGTAGAGTTGATGGCTTTGAATATTTGTTCGAAGCTGATTTTGTAAGAAGACTAGGTGTAAACTATACTAATCAACACCACTTTGTTAGATACGTAGCTGACAAATGGGTTGGTAAGGTAGAATATCTTGAAGATGGCTTTGCAGATATAAAGTATTTTGAGGCATCTGAGAGATACAGAAAACAGTTTGGTGATGGTAAACTATCTTTAAACGCAGGAGCTGTTCAGAGGTTGTCTGAGCCATACGGGTTTGATCCATTAGCAGACTGGATATTAGACAACGGTTCATTACATTATACTTACTTAGCGTTACAAGAAGGTTATGATATTAGTTTAGATGGTATATACTCAGCGCCTGATGGCACTGTAGTTGCTAACAGTCAAGAGGTTTGGGAGGAAGTTGTTATACCGCAAGTAATAGATGAATACGTAGAAAAAGAAAAAAGTGCTATACCTAATATATTAGAATACTCTATTGTTGTGGGTTTGGATTATTATCATTTTACAAAAGACTTTTGGTTTCACTCATGGGCAAACGTAATGCCGTATCACTTAGAAACAAAAAACAAATACTCATATCACAAGTTCAACGGTGGGCAATGGGTTGATTACTCTGGCGGTTTAATATTTGGTTATAGATTTAATAAAAGCTTAGGTGCTTTTGTAGAAGGTCGATATAACAAATACTGGAACAGAGACTGGCACAACTTCAGTATAGGAATTAACTACGTAATATTTTAACAATGGCAAAAGAATTAAATGAAGACACGTCTGTACAGGTAAGTATAAAGACATTAGCAGGTATAGGTGTTATAATGGCAGCGGTAATTAGCGGTTGGTTTGTCTTACAAGGAGATATAGCAGAAGCTAAAAAATTACCTTTACCTCCAGATCCAGAGATTACAAGAATGGAGTATGATATGAAAGATCAATTGATAAGACAAACTATCATGTCTACGCAAGATGATGTTAAAGACATCAAAAGTCAAATGATTAGAATGGAGGATAAGATTGATAAATTAAAATAAGTATGTTAAGATTAATAACTTTTTTACTTACTATCAACTGCTTTGCTCAAGACTTTTCTGAAGGCTTAGTAGTTGTAGAATTTAATGCAGGCTTTAATAAAGCAAACGCTGTAGAGTGGTTACCTAAATTAACTGACTGTGAAATACAGAGAGTTGACATAGCTGCGGATGCGCGTTGGGCAAGTGATTATAAAATAGTGGTAGTACCTACATTAGTCGTACTTAATAACAACGAAGAAGCTAAAAGGTTTCAAGCAAATATTATGATGACTATGGAAGCTACAAGAAAAGAGCTTCAAGATGCTATTGACGAAATAATAATGGAGGCATTTTAATATGGCAATAAATATAAATAGTGTATATCAAAAAGTTTTAGCTTTAGCTAATAAAGAACAAAGAGGTTATATAACACCTCAAGAGTTTAACTTGTTTGCTGATCAGGCTCAATTAGAGATATTTCATAGTTATTTTAAAGACTTAACTAGAGCCCAGTTTGATCAAACTAAAACCGATGACTATGTAGACAGCGTTGATATATTAGAAGAAAAGCTAGACGTACATAGAGTATCTTCAATTAATTCTTTATCGTTAGTTTCAGGTAATAAATATTCTGTTAGCTCTGATGTTTATTTAATTGATTCTATTGTTTTAAGTTATACTGTCAACGGTGTAAGTATTTCTTCTGAAGCTGAAAAAGTAAGCCACCGAGATACTATTGCTTTTGAAAAAAACAAACTACTACAAGCTTCTGCAGATAGACCAAATTTTTGCAGAGAAAATGATGGAAATATTTTAATAAGTCCAACATCACCATCTGTTATTACTACTACATTTTTTAAAAAACCAGCAACGCCTAAATGGACATACGTTGTGGTTAACAATAAAGCTTTATACAATTCTTCTGCTGGTGATGCACAAAATTTTGACTTACACGATTCAGAAGAAAATAATTTAGTAATGAGAATATTAGAGCTTTCTGGAATAACTATTAAAGACGGCTCATTAAACCAAGTAGCAATGAGAGACAGATTAAATACTAAAGCTCAAGAAAATAATTAATTATGGGACTACTAGACAGTACAACTCAAAGTTCATACTACGGCGGTAGCTCATTTGGTGATTATCAATTTGTTAGCTTAGATCATATTATATCAGCATTTATGTACACATATGTGGGTGAAAGTAAAATAATAAACAAAGTTAACAGAACTGAAGTTCAGTTTCATGGCATGAGGGCTATACAAGAATTTAGTTACGATATATTTAGATCTGTTAAGTCTCAAGAAATAGAAGTACCCAACACTTTAAAAATGATTATACCTCAAGACTATGTTAATTATGTAAAAATTACTATTAGCGGTTCTGATGGTATTGAAAGAAACTTATATCCTACAGGTAAAACCTCTAACCCGTTTGCTATATCACAAACTGCTAGCGGTGCGTACGAATTTACTGATAATGCTGCTCTTAAAGAACAAGATGCGACTAATAATAATTCTAACACTTGGGATAATTTTAAAACCCATAGATCTGAATTTATAGACGCATCTACGAATGATTACCAAACAGATGACGATGTTATACATCAGTTTGGTAGAAGATATGGATTAGATCCACAACATGCTCATCAAAATGGTACGTTTTATATAGACGAAAGAACTAAACATATACACTTTGGCTCTAATCTTTCTGGTAAAACCATAGTGCTACACTATATAAGTGATGGTCTTGGCACTGACGGTGAGATGCTGGTACATAAGTTTGCTGAAGAAGCTGTATACAAGTGGATAGCTTACGGTGTAATAGCTTCAAGATCTAATATACCAGAATACATTGTACAAAGATTTAAGAAAGAAAGATTTGCTGAAGCTAGAAAAGCTAAGATTAGATTGTCTAGTATTAAGATAGAAGAGTTTACTCAAGTATTAAAAGGCTTAAGTAAACCTATAAAATAATAAGTATGGCAGAGATTAAAAGAACTTTTACGGCCGCTAGGATGAATAAAGATCTCGATGAAAGACTTGTTCCTAATGGCGAGTACAGAGATGCTATGAATATTCAAATTAGAACCACTGACGGTGATGCTGCTGGTACTGTTCAAAATATTCAAGGTAATACCCGTACTTCTTATTTTTTATCACCTACGTTGTTGACAGGTTTTAATACTACTTCTATAGATGGTAATTCACTAAAAACTAAATGTGTTGGAAAGGTTGCAGATGAAAGAAACGATAAAGCTTATTTTCTATTTGCTAGCCCTGAATTAAGAGTAAAGATTAGTGAAATAACAGGCTCTACGAAGTTTGTAGACTATATTTTAGAACAAGATTCTAATGGAACCTTTACTCCTGTTGTTGTTGATTTTTGGGCTTTAGTAGAGAGATACGCTGACTTTAATGGGAGTTTTAATTTTAATGCTAACTCTAATTTTATAACAGCTACAGACGGGTCTAAATATAGAGTAGGTATGTCTGTGCAAGCCTATACTAGCGCTGGCTCACCTATAATGAAAGGTGGTACTAAAATAGTTAAGATAACTGGTAACAATTTATTTTTAAATAAAGACCACGTTGCAAACAGTGGTACTTGTAATCACTTAATATTTAATCATCCAAAAGCTTTAGGTTTTAATTACAATGTTTTAATTACAGGTATAAATGTTATAGATAATTTCTTATTTTATACAACAAACGTATCTGAGCCTAAAAAAATAAACATTTCTAGGTGTAAGCAAGGTTGCTCTATGACTGTTTCGCCTTTTGATTCGCATACTAAGCTAAAGCTTAATAAAGATAGTAACACTAACTCTCTATTAAGCTTTCCAGGTACCGGCGAAGAAGTAGGTTTAATACCAGCTAAAACTGGTGACTTACTAGAAGAACACTTAACAGTAATACGTAAAGCACCTGTTCAGGCACCAACACTAGTAATGAGCGATACAAATAGGCCTGGTGTTAGTAGTTTTTCTTTAGTTCAAGATTTTTCTACTCACACTTCAGGTAGCTTTGTTTTTATAGAGGTTCCAGATGGTGTTAATTTTATTGAAGGTGATAACATTACTTTAACTTGCACAAACGATTTAGTCGATGATAGCATATCAGTTATAAGAGCTTACATTGATAATGCAAACGAGTTTCCTAATCTTATAGGTATTGAAATATTATCAATGCCAACAGATATAACTGCTTCTAATAATAATTGGTTTATAGATTTAGAAGAAGAAGGAAGTCCTTTGTTTGAACTAAAGTTTCCTAGATTTGGTTATAGATATAAGTATAATGATGGTGAGTATTCTAGCTTTTCTCCTTTTTCTGAAATAGCTTTCCTGCCTGGTAAGTTTGACTATCAACCTAAAAAAGGTCATAATTTAGGCATGGTTAATAATCTTAGACAGTTAAAAATAACTAACGTTTTAGCTGATGATAGAATTAAGCCTGACGATATAATTTGCATAGACATACTATACAAGTCGACCGACTCTCCTGTAGTGTATGTTGTTAAAACTATAGAAAAAAACATTGATCCAGAGTGGAGTACTGCAGGAACAAACGTATTAAGTGATATACATATAACATCAGACATGGTGCATAAAGCTTTACCTAGTGACCAAATATTAAGGTCTTGGGATAACGTGCCTAGAGTCGCTAAAGGTCAAGAAATAGTTGGTAATAGATTAATTTATGCAAACTATGTTCAGGGTTATAACACTAATAGCCTTTCTGTTAATCAACGAGTTATATCTGATGAAATAACGCAAAATTTAAACCCAGAGAAGTCTGTAAAATCTCTTAGAACTTATAAATTTGGAGTAGTATACGGTGATAAGTACGGTAGAGAGACTCCTGTTTTTGCTATTGGTAATCAAACTATAGCAACTAAAAATACTGTAGAATCACAAATAGAAGACTCTAAAACAATACTTAAATCAAAATCGAACAAAGCTAACCGTTTTGCTGTAAGACAATATAAAAAAGATAATCTTTTTTCTAAAGCTATAAGTCCTTGGATGGATTACGTTAAGTATTATATTAAAGAAACTTCTACTGAATATTACAACTTAGTTATGGAAAGATGGTATAATGCTGAAGACGGCAATGTTTGGCTTGCTTTTGCATCATCAGATAGAAACAAAGTTGACGAAGAAACTTATCTTATACTTAAAAACGAAAACGGCAGTGATGTTTTCGTAGAAGAAGAAGCTAGATATAAAATCATAGCTATATCTAGTGAAGCTCCTGATTTTATAAAAACAGTCGGTAGAACAAGGGGTGGTAATCAAGTTGCAGAATCTGACTCACAGTATAGTAATAATGAGCCTACCGTTTTGATGACTAGCTTGATATTTAGTTTAAATGGTTTTAAAATAGAAGAACCTAAAGGAGTTTTAAGAGTAAGAATAAAAGCGGTTGGAACTTCAAATACTTTGTATTCAGGCTATAGAGAAGTAACTAGATACACAAATCCAATTGTTGATGGAGTTAGCAATTCAGATGGTGAAATACAGATAGATTCTGTTTTTTTCCAAGAAGCTAATTTTGCTCAACTTTTTGTAAACAACGAAGATTACACAGACATAGCTGGAGCTACTAATTTAAGCACAGGTATAACATATTATTTAGAGTTTAAAGATGATGTTGTTGAAAATAGACCAGAGTTTGATGGTAGATTTTTTGTTAAAATATTAAAAGACAATACTCTTGAAGATAAAGTAATGAGTTTAAGCACCTTGCAAAACTCTTATGTTTACACTACAGTTAGCTCAACGGATTTTGATTATATAGATAATACTAGTTCAACAAATCCAGCCGCAACTGGAGAGCAAAAAGATTATGTTTTTTCAAATATGCCTCAGTATTTTGCTGGTTACTTTAATTTCTTTAATGATAGGGCAAAAGCAAACGTCTCTAATATATTTATAGATGCTGTGGATTACAAGGCTATATTAGGCTCAAACACCACGCTCATACCTGGTATTTCATCAAGTGAGTTGTCTGACTTTTTAAGTAAATTTCCTTTATCAGGTTCAGAAAGAGGTTTTGCTAAATCTGGCATGGAAGGAGTAGATACTTCTACGCATGATAGAATTTACTTTGCAGTTTTTCAACCTAACTATTTTACAGGTGGAAATTCTGAACTTGAAACTAATCAATTTTATATTGATATTACTTCAGCTGGAACTCAATTTAGATTTAAAAATGACCCTAATAACTCTATTTATAGAGTTGTTCAAAATGGATCTGAAAATACTGATAGTCCTTATATTGTTAATTATCCTTGGATTAATACAGCTTCGCAATATACGATGGCGCAGCCTCTTGTTGATAACCTTTCCAGTAATCAATATAGATCTAGTTTTTTTACTACTTTTAGAAGAATTGATCCAGCAACAGGCTTAGTCACAAACAAAGGTATAAATTTTAACGATTGGGATCCTAGAGGGGATATGAAGCATGATGGTTCTCAAGCTAGACAAATAGAGATAGTACAAAAAACAGATATATACAACGGCAAAATAGTTCCTTCACCTAACGCTGGTATATGGGAAACTGAGCCAAAAGACAGTGTTGATTTAGATATATACTACGAGGCGTCTAATGCTATACCAATGAGGCTTAATTACGAAAACACACCTATGTTTGCGCCTGTAGGATCTATAGTAAATGTAGTTAGAAATGGCTCTACAATAGATTTAGGTGCTGTAGTTGTTGTAGGTAAATGTTTAGATAAAGCTGTTAAATTAGTTACGCAAAATACTAATACTGCATTTACAGCGGTAGCTATACTAGTAAATGACATTATAGTTTTTACACACGCTGATGGTACTAAAACTAAAGCAAGAGTATCTAATTGGTTAGATGCTACTGCTGCTGATTTAGGTGTAATAAAAACTGTTACAGCTACAATAAGTTTACAAGCTAGTCATTTTGGTGCAGCTGGTAGTTCTAAGTTAGCTCCAAGTAACGGTCTTTCTAACGAGCAAAACGGCTTACTTGATGATATGAGTATTACTGGTGGTAACTTACCTGCTAATACATTTATACATAATCCTCCTACTACTGCGAGCTTTTTTAATGTAACAGATGCTTCTGATACTCTTGTTGTTACTGGTTCTAGCGGTACTAATGAATCTGATAACACTACTTATACAATAAATGCAAACAATGCAACTGGTTACTACAATTTAGACCCTGAAGTTTGGAAAAACGAAGTAGAGTTACCTTGGTTTAATTGCTATAGTTTTGGTAACGGTGTTGAATCAGATAGAATTAGAGATGATTTTAACGCTCCTACAATAGATAATGGCGTTAATGTTTCTACAGTATTAAGTGATTATCAAGCAGAACACAGACAAAACGGGTTAATATATTCTGGTATATATAACTCAAACTCTAGTGTAAATAATCTTAATGAGTTTAATATGTCTCAAAAGATTACGAAAGATTTAAACCCAGCATATGGATCTATACAGGCACTAAAAACTAGAGATACTGATTTAATTACACTTACTGAAGATAAAGTATTAAGAATATTAGCTAACAAAGATGCTTTATTTAATGCTGATGGTAACACTAACTTAACATCTTCAGATAGAGTGTTAGGTCAAGCTGTACCTTATGTTGGAGACTATGGTATATCCAAAAATCCTGAGTCTTTAGCTGTGGATCAGTATAGGATGTATTTTACAGACAGACAACGAGGAGCTGTTTTAAGGCTGTCTAGAGATGGTTTAACACCTATATCTAATGTAGGCATGAGAACTTGGTTTAGAGACAACCTGCACAAGTCTAATCAGCTTATAGGATCTTTCGACACGGTTAGCGGAGAGTATAATATATCTTTAAAATATAGTGATTTATATTCTAACGTAGAATATCCTGACACTACTGTATCTTTTAACGAATCTGGAAAAGGTTGGGTTAGCTTTAAATCTTTTGTTACTGATTCAGGTGTTTCTGTTAGTGGAAACTATTATACTACTTTCGGAAGCTCAATATACAAGCACCATGTCGATGTTAAAGCTGACGGTTCAACTGTTAATAGAAATACTTTTTATGACCTTAACTACGTAAACTCTACAATAAATGCAATATTTAACGACGCGCCTGGGTCAATTAAGAACTTTAAAACTTTAAACTACGAAGGTAGCGAAGGTAAAAAAATAAGCTTCAATCAGCTTAGTACTGTGTCTCCTAGCGGTGTGACGGTTAATAACTTAACTAGTGACGGTTTTGATGCTCTTGATGGTTTGAATAGCTCTGTTCCTTACATTGCTACAGAGAGAAAACCTGTAACCACTGGTTGGGGCTTTGAGTCTATAATAACAGATCTTCAAAGTGGTAGTGCTATATATGTAAAAGAAAAAGAAGGTAAGTGGTTTTCAGATATAGCTGGTGATTTTAATGTTACAAACATATCAAGTATAGATGAATCAGAATTTAATGTGCAAGGATTAGGGACTGCTAGTGTACAACCTGTTTACTCAAGCGGATCACAAACATCATATAGTATAAATATAGACGGAGGAGGATAATGGCTAACTACGCAATATCTACATACACAGCTACAGAGTTAGGTAGCGATACTATGTCTAACGCAAACATAGTTACACCAACGCTCACTATAACGCCTAATGAAGGTTATGTTATAAGAGCGCAAGATTTTAGTATACATAACGCTTCAAGAGGTAGTGGTGCAGCGTTTAATACTTGGACAGGTGGTGATTTACCAAGCTCTATAGCTTCAGTAAAATTTACAGACACAGATTTAAATTACATACCGGGGCTAAGCTACAGTCAAAACAATACTATTGTTGCCACTATTACTTTTGCTAGTGATTTTACAATTAACAATCAAAACCACAATATAAGTTTAGATATAGACGGTAGTGCTCATTTATTTCAAAATGTTTCTTTATCTATACCTATTAATTTTGATTTATTAGCCTCTTTAACAGGTGTAAGTTTTAATATAACTAACTTAGCCACCGGTCTAGCTTGGACTAATAATAGTGATGGTAGTGCTTTAAATAGTGCAAGTCAAGTTGGAAGCTCTAATATAGGCGGGAACGCCATTTTTGATGCAACGCAACTTCAAGAAGGTGATTTAGATATTGCTGAAATAGAAATTGATGTTGTAGAAAGTGATCTTCCAGCTGGGGCTGATGGCTTATTAGATGTATTTGAACTTGAAGAAGAAGAAGAAGAAGAAGATCCTACTTCTATAGATGATAACGTTCTTGAATCAGAGCCAGGTCAGCAACCCGGCGGTGGTTTTACACCTGTTTTTACTGGTGGTGGTGGTATTGGTGGTGGTATTGGTGGTGGTCATGGCTTATTTTTAACTATGACACCTAAAACTGTAACTATTGATGGTGAAGAAGAATTACCTGAAAACATAATTTATCGTATGGTACTTAATCCTACAAACTTACCTACCACTGGTCAAAGATCTACATTTAGACTAACTGGTAAAGCTGTTTCACCGCCAGCTGTATCTACAACTAAAGTTATAAAATCTATTGATTTTGGTAAAGCAGAGGTTAGCGCTAATGGAGATAGAAGGATAATGAAAGTTTACGGTGACGTAGGTGCTAAAGTTAACATAGGAATATACACAGATACTGGTACTGTGGGTACTGAAGACGGTAGTGAATCTGCAGACATTTTTAGTGTGACTAATGGTGAGTTAACAAGCTCTACAACCTCTACTAGAGGGCAAGGTATATTTACTTTTACCGCTGTGTTTCCTTTTACCGCTACTAATAAAAACTACGGTATGCAAATATCCGCTGGCACTGGTAGTAGCCTAAGCAGTAATATAACACAAGGAGGATCAAGTAACATATATGACTACAATTTCCAGCAATTTGCAAACCCAACCATTACTATAAACGCAATAAGTTCACATAGTAGTGGTAGCCCAAGTTACAACAGCCAGCTAGCAGGTTTACAAATAACTAGAGTTGGTGTAGCAAATACTATAGGATCTGACCTTAACCATGTTAAAAACAAGTCAGATGTAATACCTATTAATTGGACTTTAACAGGTGTTACAGGTAGTCCTAGTAATCCTAAGCCTTTAATTTTAAATAATGCTAACATAAAAAATGGTAGCTTTGAAAACGGTTTAACTGATTGGACAGCGGGTGTTAGTGGCAACTCTACTATACAAGCCGTGACTGACGCTGTTAACGGTGATTATATACAAAGAACTGGTAGCGACTCACAAATTGTTGGAGTAACACAAGCAGACGCGTTTGATATTGGTAGAGAATACGTTGTTGTATTAGAATATAGTGGGCAAGATAAAGCTGGTGGAGAAATAACTATTAAAGCTGGCACAGCTACTAGCGGAGCTCAAGCTTTAGAGCAAACCGCAGCTAACACTAGAAGAAAAATATCAGTAGGTCTTACAGCTGCTACAAACAAAAACGTTCAAATATTATTCAATACAGATGCTACGGCTAGGGTACACTCTGTAACAACTTCTACGTTTTCTAACAGCATACCTGATGAAAATGGAGGTACATCTCTTACGGTTACAAGTTCTGATGTTACCATAGACGGCACTACTGTTAATATCTCTGGTAACTTAAAGGTTTTAAAGTATGGTAATAAAGATGCCGTTTTAAACGTTGACGTAGCTCAACTTTTTAATATAACCGGTAGTAATCATCAAAGATAAAAAGTAAAGCATGGGAGTAATAAGTTTAAAGTTTGGAACAGAAGATTTTTCTTCTCTTTGTGTAAATGATTACGTTTACTACGTGGAAAGTGGTACGTTTTTTGATTACAATTTAGCTAAAACAGAAGCTAAGCTACTAGGGCCAGTTAAACAAATAAATAAATCTGTTCCTTTATTAGTTAGAAGTTTTACTTTAGACAGAGATCATTATACTCAGTTTACAATAACTGGAGCTAGCTTAGGTAATCCAAACGGATTTAATAAATTAAATACTAAATTTAACGTTAGCAGCGTTGACGCTAGTACTATATCTTCTGCTACTTCGTTTACGCTTGCTGGTAACGTGGCTAAAGTAGGTGATGTTGTTAGTTTTACTTCACCAGGTGCATTAACTTCTATTACTAGAACAATAGCTAGTTTTGAAAAAATTGGTGATGAACTTTTTTATGTTTTAAATTCTAACATAGGTTCTACAACTTATACTAACAACATTAACTTTACAACAACATCTCCTACTAGGCTTAAAATTTTTACAAGTGATACTGAATTGTTTTCTCAAGGTTTATTTGCTAGTGGTGCTAGTCTACCTGGAGGTAGCACCCCAACAGCAACTGTTACTAATGTAGTTGAAGATATTAGTATAACTTTAGATAACCCTGCTATAACTTCTGGATCTTCAACTGTCACGCTAACTTTTAGTGGTGATAACACTGTCACGCCTAAACCTTTTGAAGTACTAATACATGTAGATGACAATGACGTTACGCTACCAGTACATAGTAACAACCCTTACTACTTTTTTGTAAAAGATACTAGCGTTAATACATCTGGTTTATTAGGATATTTTGCTGACGTTAAATTGTCAAATAATTCTTTAACTAAAGCAGAACTTTTTTCTATAGGCTCAGAAATATTTGAAAGTAGTAAATAACGTAATATAAGAGTAATTATAAACATACATAAAATATAATAATATGGCAATACCATTAGCAGTACCCATAGCAATGGGCTTAGCAAACATCGGGTCATCTATATTCGGAGCTAGTAGAGCTAAAAAAGCCGAAAGAAGAGCAGCGGCACAGGAAGCTCGAAAGAGAAGAGAGATGAATAGGCTTAAAGACGTTTATTCTAATATAGATACTAGTAATCCATATCTTAATATGGAAAACACTATGGAAGATCTAACTGTTAACCAACAACAGTTTCAATTAGAAAACCAACAAGGTCAACAGCAAAGAGCTAATATACTAGCTCAATTAAGAGGTTCAGCCGGGGGTAGCGGTGTAGCCGCTTTAGCTCAAACTTTAGCACAACAAGGTCAACTTCAAGCTCAAAGTTCAGCAGCTAGAATAGGTCAACAAGAGGCCGCAAATCAACAGGCGTCAGCTCAACAAGCAGCAAATATTCAAAACCTTGAAAGACAAGGTGAGATCACGTCTAGACAACAACAAAGAGACCAAGCAGGTACGTTACTAGGCATGTCTCAACAAGAGGTAGCAGCAGCTAGACAGCAACGGGCTATAGCTCAACAAGCTAGAATGGATGCTATATCTGGAGGTATTAGTAATATGACATCATTAGCTGGATCTGTATTTGGCGCTGAAGCTGGTACTTTTTCTTCTGGAATTTTTGGTGACGGTGGTGGAGCTAATATGTCTGGTCCGCTACAATCAGGTGGTGGTTTGTCTGGACAAGAATCTAAATCTCAAATAGATTTTCTATCAAATCTTGGTTATTCTGGTTAAATAAATATAATTATGGCAGTAGACACAACATTAATAGAAGGAGCTTACGCAGCTAGCGCACCAAGAGGTGTACCTAGTAGTAAGCTAGCAACTAGTATAGGTAAAACTATATCAGACGCAAGCACGTCTTTTATAGACTCTGCAAGCGCTAAAGTTAAGCAAGAAAAAGAAGACAAAAAGAAAAAGGAAGAAGATTTTCAAGCTCAACTAGACGCGGCTGCTAACGCAAGTGAACTTAGCAACGCTGAGTATGACGAATTTGAAAAAAGAATTGGTGCAAATAGTGAGCTTCAAAATGCTTACAATGATCCAAATGCTACGCCAGCAGATAAAAGTAGAATACTAAGACGTATTACTGAAATAGCTGGAACTACTAGAGATTACAAAGATATGATTAATGATGTAGGTGAAAATTCTCAAGAAGGTGGTAATATAAGTAACTCATTTAAAAACGATGCATCTGGTAAAGCTCTTATTGAAGTTATAACTAATCCTGATGCGACTATTGAAGCAGATCCAAATAATCCTAATGGTGAAATGGGTTTTACTGTTGATGGTAAGTTTATGCCTATTTCTGAAATACAAAAAAAAATAGAAGACGGTAGAGTAGATGATACTTTTAAAAAAGGTTTTCGTGCTATAAACGATGCTGTTATTCAAGACTCTGCTAAGAACATAGATGGCGTTAAATTTTCTAATTGGAATCCTGATCTAGTTAAAAACAAAGTAGACGACTTAATTAATACTAGCACTAATTTAAAATCTTTAGCTACAGATCCAATGCTAGGCGGTGCGTTATCTTTTGAAGATAATTTATATAATGAATTAGTAGGTAAACCTTATTCAGAATTAGTTGGTGGTGATTACGATTTAGATGATAATAATAATGGTAAAATAGACGAAGACGAAGCTAAAAACATAATGAATTATCTTTTTAAAGATGACAATAAAAAGTTTTTAAAAGAAGAATTATCAAACTATTTTACTAATACTGTTGTTAAAGAAAAAGGTTGGGACACAGGCACAGGTAGTAGAGTTACTGATAACACGCCAACAGTAGCAGAAAATAAAAGACTTAAACGAGAGAATCTACAATCAACATTAAAAGCTTGGATGACAGTTCCACAAATGACACCTGATGGTAAAACTGTTATGAGGGAATTAAAACCAGAAGATGGTCTTGAAGAATGGCAAAAAAGATATGAAGATGGTGTTGCGGCAGGTATTTTACCAAAAGATGATTAATAAAATAAAATTATGGATAAAGATCTACTTATTAAAAGATTAAGAAACTCAGGTTATAATGAAGAGCAAGTAGCGCAGCAATTAGCAATGCTTGGTGAACAGCAGGGAAAGAAGAGCGGTCTTGCAGCGGGTGCAAATGCAGGACCGAGCAATACGGCATCAGGCTCGGAAGGTGGTTTATTGGAGTTAGCAATGCCGAATGTACCAACGGCTGATCAAATGAAACAAGGTGTCCTTGGCTTAACAGCAGAAGGTGATTTTGTTTCTAAAATGAATAATATATATAAAGGTACTGGTATAGAGTTCAAAGAGTCATCTGCTATGCAAGATGCGTTTACTATGTACGATTCTAGAACTGATGAAGAGTCTGAAGAAATTTCTGTACCTAATATTATAGACTCAATAACACCTAGTTTTGGTATTGATCAGTGGCAACTTGTTCAAGATGGTGTAAAAAACTTTGTAAACAGAGAGGCTAGAGTTGATGCTAAATTTCAGGAACAAAGAAACAAAGCTTCTAATATTATAGCTACAAAGTTAGAAGACAAAGAGTTCATGACTAATCTGCTTGGTGAAGGGTATGATTTTAAGTATATAGAGAAACCTGAAAGAGGTGGTAAAGGTGAAGACTATCAAAAAGTTTTACAAGCTTTAAAAGAAGAGGTTGGAAGCTTTGGAGGGTTTTTTGGTGGCACGTTTGTTCCTGGCGGTGAGTTTAGTAATATGGATGAGCAAGCTATAGAAAGTGCAATTTCACTTGGTATTACTAAAAAATATAATCAAAATGAAGAGCAAAAAAAAGCAGAGAGAAATGAAAAGCAAGCTGCTGCATTTGATGAAAATAACTTAACATATTCTAAAATTGACTCTTTATATAAAAATAATAATCCTTATTTAACAAAGGAGCAAGATCTTCTTAGATTAGGTTTTGAAAAGCTAGCTACTTTAGAACCAGGTTCTGATGAGTATAAAGATCAAGAAGAAGTTATTAAAGGTTTAAGAAAAGATACTGAAGGTATAATTAAAGGTTGGGGTACTAAAAGACTAATTGACCCTATAACAGGTGCGTCAATTAATCCTGAGTCTAAAGAAGCTAGCACTGCTGTTGAAGTAACAGCTGAAGAATTAAAAGAGCTAGAAGGTCAGTTGAAATTAACATATGGTGATAAAATAGAACAAGCCTTCATAGAGACTGGTAGAGATAGAGCGTATAGTGATATTAGAGGTGAAGAGGTTTATGGTATAACTATTAACGATCCGCAAGCTTACCGCGTTTTTGAAGAGCTAGGTTATAAACCTGTGGGTGATAATGAAAATGGTTATGAGTTTGAGGTTAAACTAAAACACTTATCTAGATATTACGATGCTACTGTTAAGTCTGATGGTTTTACTTTCTTTGATATAGCAACCTTAGATGTTGCTCCAGAAGATCAAGAACAAGTTGGTAGAGATAAGTTTTTACCTGGTGCCACGGCTTCATTGATGGGTTTATTTGGTGTATCAGACAAAGCTTCATTTAAATCGCCACAAGGTTATTTTGGTTTAACTGAGAAAGTTGGTGAACAAAAGTTTACGTTTGGAGAGCAAAGATTTTTTGATGAAGACGAATACTCAGAGGACGATAAGTCTATAGCTTTTAAGCGTATGCTTAAAGATTATAGAGATGAAAGATTTTCTTTATTAAAAGAAGGTGAAGTATTATCTAATATGTGGTTAACTAATACTGATCCTGCTTCTATAAAAACTTTACCGGGTGATAGAGGTGTTGAGCTTATACTAGAAGGTTTTGAAGGTATGTTTGGTGGTAGTGCCGTAGATACTGATATAATGACTAGCAAAAGAGATAAACTTGACATTTTAGAACTATCTTCTTCTGAACGTGGATTTTCTTTAACAGAAACTCAAACTGATGCTATAAAAAGATCTTCTGCATATAAAGTATATGAGGGTGTATCTGGCTTTGTTCCTGCTATAGCTGAGTTCGCTTTAATAGACTTAGCTATAAAAAAAGGTGTTGGTGTTATTCCTGGTGCAGCAAGAACACTAAGTAAATTATCTAGAGGTACTACGTTACAAAAAACAATGTTTCACACTTACGGTATAGTAAAAGAAGAGCTTAAAATGAAACAAGCTTTTGATGAGCATTATCATCTAGGTGGCGGTACTGGATTTTATGCTGTAGGTAATTTACTACCAAAATTTAAAACTGTTAGTAATAGACTTAACACATTTTTAAATGCAAACAAAGCTGGGTTTGGTGGTGCTTTATCAACACAAGCTGCAGCAAATTTAGAAGCTTTAGCTAGAGACATAGCAGGTAAAGAATCTTGGCAAACTTGGGTAAAAGAAAACTACAGTGATTTAAATCTTACTACTGAAGGTTTTATAGTTGACTATATGGTTTTTGCTTTAATAGGTGCTAAAGGTTGGGCCTTTGAAGGTGGTAAAAACTGGAGAAATAATTTTAGAGGTAGAGATAAACTTAGAAAGCTTGAGAGAGAGCTTAGAGAGCAAAACAAAGAGCTTAAAGACACTATAAAACAAGAGGAAGCTACATTAAGTCCTGGTAAAAACATTGAATTAATAAATCAAACTAAACAAAAGTTAGAGAAAAACCAAGAGCTCTTAGATGGAGTTAGCTCTAAATTAAACGATTTATTTAAAACTAGTGAATGGCAAGATACAGAAAAAGCTAATGAAGCTTTAAATAGAATAAATGAAAATATTAAAAGTGTTTTTCCAGAACATACAGTAGAAATAAAAGCTGTTAATGGTAGAAAAGATAAAAACGGAAACAACAAGTTTACATTTGATGATTCGGCAGCTGAGTTTGATGGTAAGAACACTATATTTGTTGATGTAAACAAAGTTACTGCTGGTAAACTACCTCACGAAGTGTTTCATTTAGTTATGCAAAAATTGTTCAAAGCTAAACCAGAAGTGATGAACATGTTTAAGTCTAGCGTAGAAAGCGTTTTTGGTAATAAAAAGTTTTTTGTAGACGTTGAAGTTAAAGATGCTAAAGGTAACTTGACTGGAGAGAAAAGAAATATGACTATCGAAGAGCTTATAATGAATGAGCACGGTAGTCAAAAAAACTTTGACGATATTAAAGCTAATGAATTCACAGCTTATGTAGCTGAAATACTTTCTAACCCGAGATACTATAGCGACTTTGTAGCCGGTGGTGTTTGGAAAAGACTGCAACTAGATATTAATAAATTCACTAACAGACATATTGGATTAAACGCTCTTGAAAATGGTAGCAAGCAAGATATTGTAGACTTTATAGCAAACTTTTCTAGATCAGTAATGTCAGGTACTCTTACTAGAAAGCAAGTAGATATGTTTAAAAAGATAAAAGCTGACGGTGTGTTTGGTGAAGCTGTCGAAGCTGATAGTAGGACTGAGCAAAGAATTGAAGAGCAGAAGTCGACTGAAGCTATGAATAAACCTTTATCTTCTAAGTCTGTTAAGCTGTCTGCTGAAACACAAAGTAAGTACGAATCAGAAATAAAAGGTAAAGAAGGTAGACAATTAGATGCTTCTATTGACAAGTTATTAATGCCAGACTTTAATAATCCAACATCTGTTGCTGGTAAAAACTTTGATAATATCATATATCAGCTTATAAAAGATATTTATCCTGAAGTTTACAAGAATCCAGATCAAAGATATACGTTGGCTTTAGACATGGTATATGACCTTAATAGCAAAGAAGGTAGTAAAAACCGTGGGGTCAAAGGTATAATAAAAGATTACGAGGCTAAACCTGAGTTTAGTATTACTGATAGAAAACAAAAAGATGGTAGCGTAAAAAAAGTAGCAGACATATATGATTCTGAAGGAAATAAAAGATTAACTCAAAAACAAGTTGCAGAACTAGAAGCTAAGTATAACGCTAAATTTGGCACACCTGAATTTATAATTCAAGCAAAAAAAGAAGGTTATAAAGGTAAGCAAAATCTAACTAAAACTGTTAGAGAGATGCTTATTAGACGTATACATAAAATGAAAAGAGACGCTCTTGGTCAAGAGAGTGACTTTGAAGGTCTTGGTTATACTAGAAGTGTTGAAGAGATGTCTGAGATGGGTATGGATATAGCAGATGTAAAAGCAGAGCCTTTTGAGTTTAAATCTGAAGATGTAGGCGCTGATTATATAAGAAAGATAGATCCTTTAAATTATATAAACTCTAGAGACTTAGTTAGAATTAGACAAAATATGACTAATTATTTAAGATCTAATAAAGCTTTAATAGATTTAAGACCTTTTATATTAGCTAAAAACATATCACCAGAGACGGTGTCTATTGTTGAAAAAGCATTTGGTAGAGTTAGAGAAGTTGTAGATACTGAAGGTAATGTAACATATGAGAAAGTTGCTAAAAAAGATTACTACGACGTTTCAAAAGAAAGATTTGAAAAATACGAAAAAGAAATATATGAAGCTTTTTTACCTGAAAGTAGAGATAAGTATACTTCTGAAACTACTAACGCGGCAAAATCTGCTTACGCAAGATTATACGAACCGGCAGGAGAGTTTACGTTTGCAGAGTTAAACAAAGGTATAGCAGGTGAGATATTGACTAGATCTCAAAAAGCTGAAGGTAGAATGAAGATGAATAAAAAACCTTATAGAAAAGGTATTCTTAATGAAATAGTTTTTGAAGGAGATAGAAAAGATCAGCATCATAAAAAAATGAATTATCTTATGGCACATGGTGGGTTTGCTGTAAGTAGAAAAATTGTTGATATGATGCTTAATAATCCTAAGTATGCTGACTTACTAAGAACGATGAGCCCTGGTGTTTATGAAGGATTAAAATTTAATCAAGTATTAACATCTGTTAAAGAGAATTTAAGAGGTACTACATCTGAATCTTTAGCTTCTAAAGTAGTCAAACTAGCCGCAGATCAGTATGTAGAAAAAATACAAAAAGGACAAGCTGCTAGAGCAGCAATGTTAGAAGTTATAGCTCAAAATGAAACGCTTAAGCCTTACAAAGATTTTATTTTAAAAGAAATGAATCTAAGGACTGACGATTTAAAAGACTTTGATCAGATGTTTATTAAAGTTGGTGAGTCAAAAAGAATATTCGACATAGTACAAGGTCCACAAGTAAAACCACTTATATTTGAAGGCAGATTTGACGGTAAAAAAGGTAATAGTGTATATAAAGAGTTAAATAAAATTATTGATAGATTATCTGAAGAAGGTTTATTAGATAAAGATCTTATAAATATAAATGAAGCTAAAGCTAGTAGACAAAGAAATAAAGATTTTTCTAGAGATTTTGTTGAAGAGTTTTTACCTGACTTTTTCAACTTATTTGATTCTAGATTATTAAACTTTGAAGGTAAAGATAGAGGAGGTTTAGGTACTACTATGGGTAGTGGTCAAGAAAGGTTTGGTTTTATGGAACTTGTACCTCATACTACTAAAAAGAAAATAAAAGGCTACAAACTAAATGAAGAAACTGGTTTGTACGAAGGGTTTAGATATAAGATATTTGATAAACAACTAAGAGATGGTATTTTTGAAGGGCTTGAAGGTATTCAAGAGATAAATCCAAAAACTAAAAAGCCTTATACTAATGCAGAATTTACTAAAAAGTATTTCGATCCTAAGTACGTTAAAGTAAACGACAACTCAGAAGTAATGAAAATTGTTGATAATGCTTTAGCTTTACCTAAATTTAAAAATGTTTTAATTACTAACAACAACAAAGGTAGACAAGAGCTTGTAAACTACATTAAAAAACAGTTATCCCCAGACAGCACAGTTAATGGCTACAATAAAATGCTTAAATCAAATGAAGGCATGTTAAAGTATATGTCTGAAAAAATGTTTGATCACGTTAACAACGCTATGAAGTCTGGTAAAAAGGGTGCTTTAGAAAAAGCTATAAATAACATAAGCTACTTTTTACAAATGCAAACTAACTTAGGAGGTGGTTGGTTTAGAGGTTTAGCATCTCACAACGCTATAACATTAAAGAGAAGTGGTCAATTAAATTTAGCTTTAAAAAATAGATATAGAAGTGAGCATGAGTTTCAATTGGCTAACTTTACTGGTAATATTCTATTAAATACTTTAAATTACGCTGGAAATAAATCTAAATTTACAGAGCAAGTAAGCCCTTTAATTAGAGAGTTTAAGCAAAGTATAATAAATAAAGATCTACAAGAAATTATTGATAGCGTAGAGTCAGGTGGTAATACTGCTAATATATATTCTAAAGAAGGTATGACTTTAGATGTTCCTGCAAAAGCAAATTATTTAGTAGAGAGAATTATAATGGAGTCTATAGTTGATTTAAAAACTGGAAAGACTTTTGCTGAGATTCTTGATGGTAGATTACAAAGTGGAGCAGGTTATAAAGCTTTGCAAGCTGCTTCTAAAAAATTAAATTTACCTTCTAAAAATGTTACAACAACTGAGATGGCTAGAAATCTTGAAATAAGAGATGAGGCTATAAGAAAAGGTAGACTTAGAAATAAAAAACCTAGAGGTATAAGTGTGTTTGATTTTGATGAGACTGTAGGCATTAGCGATAATTATGTTATAGCTAACAGAGGCGGTGAAACAAGAAGAATATCATCTGCTGAATGGCCTTTTATGGGTGATAAGATGATGAAAGAAGGTTGGGAGATGGATTTTTCTGATTTTAATAGAGTTACTGATGGTAAACCAGGTCCTCTTATGCAAAAAATGAAAAATCAAATTAAAAAGTATGGTGCTAAAGATGTGTTTATACTTACCGCTAGAGCTGCTGAAAGTAGAAGCGCTATACACGAATACTTAAAATCAGAAGGTATAGAAATACCTATAGAAAATATAACTGGATTAGGTAACAGTACTGGTGAAGCAAAAGCTATGTGGATGTTAGAGAAGTTTGCTGAAGGATATAATGATATGTATTTTGTAGACGACGCTTTACCTAATGTAAAAGCTGTTAAGGAAGTTTTAGATCAGTTAGATATAAAATCTAAAGTGCAACAAGCATTAGCTTCTAAAAACGTAAACCTTGAAGTTAATGAAATAATGAAACACTCTTTAGGTATAGAGCCTGAAAAAACTTTTTCTAAAGCTGAAGGTAAAATTCGTGGTTCAAATATTAAAAGACGTAGACTGTTTATGACAGACGGTGCTGCAGACTTTGAGTTATTATTAGAGCCTTTATATGGTAAAGGTAAAAAAGGTGTTGAAAATCAAGAGTGGTTTAAAGAAAATATAATTAAACCTTTTGAAAGAGGTTACAACGATCTTAATAACGCTAAGCAAAAGGCTACTAATGAATACATGGAGCTTAGAAAGCAAAACAAAGACATTGTAAAATCATTAGATAAAGAAGTAGCGGGTACTAGCTTTACTACTGATATGGCTATGCGTGTTTACATATGGAACAAAAGCGGTATGAAAATACCTGACTTAGCTAAATCAACTCAAGATAAATTAGTTAATGAAATTAAAAATAATCCTAAGCTACGAGCTTTTGCAGAGTCAGTTGCTAGAATTACAGGTATTGAAGGTGGATTAAAAGAGCCTACCGCAGAGTGGTGGACAGATACTATAGCTGGTGAGATTAGTGGGCTTAGCGAGGGTGTTAGTAGGAAGAAACATTTAGCAGAATTTATAGATGTTAAAAACGAAATATTCTCTGAAGAAAACTTAAACAAAATAGAGTCTAAGTTAGGCACTAATTGGCGAAGAAACTTAGAAGATATGCTTGACCGCATGGAAACTGGTAGAACTAGAAGCGCTAACTTAGGTGAAGGTGGTAATGCTATATTAAATTACTTAAACGGATCTGTAGGTACAATAATGAACTTGAACACAAGATCAG